CCAATCCCCGCTCGGCGCGGGTGATGACCGTATAGAGCCAGCGCCGGCGTTCTTCCTCCGTGCGGCCAAGACCGTCATCCCAGACGACCACGTTCTGCCATTGTGATCCCTGAGACTTGTGCCCCGTGATGGCCCAGCCGAAGGTCGCCTCGGTGAGGTGACGCTTCTCCTTCCAGTCCCGGTCGTGACGGTGACGGTCGAACGCGACATGGTCCTCGAAATGCCCCTTGTAGAGGCGCAGGCGCCCCGGTTTGCCCTCCTGCCCCGGTGGCCCGATGCGATTGCCCTCCTCATCGGTCACCGACGCCGAGAAGAAAAGGCTGCCTTCGTCGACGATGTTGTCGAGCGTCACAAACATGCCGTTGATCAGCCCGAGATCGTTCTGGTTTTTGAGGCAGATGATCTTCTCGCTGGGCCCTGTCGGCAGCCAGGTCCCGGCGAAGCCCGCGGCAGCACGCATGGCATTGTTCAACTGCAAGCGGGTCGCGTTCTTGCCGCAGATGACCTGACCGCCGCGCAGGGCCTGCTCGGGCGTGACATCCGTCTTGCGCATCTTCCCGACGAAGGAATCGTACTGTCCAAAGCCGATCGGCTCGCCCTGCCGGGCCATGGTCGCGAGCCGGATGATCGCGCTCTCGCCCGCTTGCCGATGGATCTCGGTCAGCATGATGTCGGGATCGTCCTTGGTGAAGGCGCCCGCGCCGTGGATCGGTGGCAGTTGCCCGGGATCGCCCAGCACGAGGATGGGCTTCCTGAAGCTCATCAGGTCGCGGGCCATCTCCTCGCCCACCATCGATACCTCGTCGAGCACGATCAGCCGGGCATGGGCGGCGTCGCTCTGGGGATTGAGCGCGAAGCTCGGCTTCTTCATGCCCGACAGGGCCTGGCGCATCGCCTCGATGCCGGCTTCTGCGGCCGTCCGGTCGAAGCCGGTGAGCGTCCGCGCCTTCTTCTCCGCCTCCTCGATCTTCACGACGGCCGCGGCCACCTCTTCCTCCGTCGCCGCGATGACGCTGTAGATCAGGTTGTGGATGGTCCGCGCCGGAGTGCCCTTGCGGCGCAGGACCAGGGCCGCCTTGCCGGTGAAGGTCGCGGTCACGACACCCGGCACGCAGTGCCCTCCCGCGCGATCGCTGCGATGCGGATCGAGACCCAGTTCGTCGAGGGCGAACTTCAAGACCGTGGACTTCCCTGTTCCCGCATAGCCGAACAGGCGGAATACCTGCTGCTCGTGAGACCGGTTCTGGAACCAGTCTTTTATGGCAGCGATGGCGCGGGCTTGCGTATCGGAGGGTGTGAATGCACTCATGCCATTTCTCCGACCGCGACCGTGTAGTCCTTCAAGATCCCGCCACGCGCGCGATCACCGACCTCGCAGGGCTGTACGAACACGCGACGTTCATCGACCAGGGTGCGCCAATGTCCGCGCCGGATATGCCAGCGTGGACTGGCGTGGCTACCGCCGCCCCGGTTCGTGCCTCGGCAAATCCGATCCAAGTCGATATCGACCAGCCTCCAGTTCCAGCCAGTGATACCGAGCCTCGCAAGCTTCGGCCGCCGGGTGCGGGGCAACGGCTGGTCGGTGACCGTGGGGCCGATCGAGAGCAAGGCCAAGGCCCGCCATACGATTCCGCTCGCGACGAGCGCATAGATCTCTTTGTCGCTTGACGAGCACATGCGTGGATTTGGTTCCACATCGGCGTAGCCGTCCCCTCGAAAGAAGGCGGAGCACTGCACGTCGGTCCAGCGGGACGTGTGTCGTGACCGCAAGAGCAGAAACGCTTCGACGCCATTGATCGTTCGACGGACGTAGGCGACCTGAGCACAGAACTCGGGATGGCGGTCGACGACCTCGAACAGCACTTCGTCGTGTGGCAAGCGTAACGGCTCGCCTGCGATGCGCCGGGCGATGGCGTCCACCTCATCTGAGTCGAAGCGCTCCTGGTCCGCGAAGAGATAGACGGGAGCCTGCGGAATACCGGCCAGCTCATCCGCCCGCCAGAATGGCATCGCCTTTCGGGCGATGATGCGCTTGAGGTCGTACGATGCAGGAATCATTGGTCGCTCCTCCAGCAACGCTCCGCATAGGCGCACCAGCGACAGAGATAGAAGTCGGGGTTCGAGGCGATGCGCGGCGGCAGCTCGCCCGCCTCGGCGGCGCGAACGACCTCGACGGCCTTGTCGGACAGGTCCTGCGCAGCACGGACATCGAGCGGTACGATCTCGTGGTGGAGCGCCTGCGTATCCTTGTTCAGCGCCGTGAACAGGGCGGTCTCCAGCTCCATGTAGGCCATGTAGACCTGCAGCTGGGCGTAGTAGACGGGCTTCGATCGCTGTACCCCATGCCGTGCCAGATCCCCCCAGGACCGGGCATTCAGGGCCTTGTGCTCCCAAAGCGCGGGCCAGCTGATGCCAATATCGGGGCCGCCGACGATCACGCCATCGATGTGGCCGCGGATTCTCCCATCGGCGGTCGCGAACCCAAACTGCCCGCCGTCGTGCCGGTGGGTGCGCAGGTCGAAGCCCGCGGCCCGCAGCCAGCGGATCGTCAAGGTCTCGAACTGATGGCCGACATCGAAGATGCGAAGGGTGCGGCCCTCAAAGCCCTTGCCCGCGTCGATCTCGACCTGTGTGAACTCGTACACCAGCTTGCGAGCGCACGGCTCCCCGATGCGGCTGCCGCCGAGATAGGTGCGAGGTGTCTGACGAACATTGCGTTCGACCAATGCGCCGTCGATCAGCACATTGACGCGATCGGCGACGGACAGGGTTGGGGGCAAGGCATAGGTATCGTGCGAGCCGTGGTTCAGATCAAACATGTGACGCTCCTTAGAATGGCAGGGGGTCATCGAGCACGGTGCCGGTCCGCTCCTTGACGGCGCCCTGGCGCTGCATGCTCTCGACGAAGCCGGTGATCGCGGCTTCCAGCAGCTGGTCGATCTCGGCAGCGGTGCGGTGATAGAAGGCGTCCATCAGGCCGATCTCGGTCAGCGCCTCGGCGAACGGTTTGCGGGCCTCCTTCAGGGCCTGAATCTCACGAGCGGTCTTGTCGATCATGCCGTTGTTCTCCCGTGCCAACGCCGAGCCCTCATCGAGGCACCGCATCGAGCAGAAGCGGTAATAAGGAAAGTGGTCCCAGAGCAGCCGGTGGACGTAGCCGAAGCCACGCGCCTCCCGGCTGCACAGGGCGCAGGGCGCTATGCGAGCAAGAACCGGGTCAGGGCCCCGGCGTCGGCCGGGCGATCCCTGATCCGCTCCATGCCCAGCACGACGAAGCGCGAGATGGCGTTGGTCGCCATCGCCTCCAGATCGAGGAGCGTGAGGGTTGTGATGGGTTGGTGGAGCCTGCCCCGTCCTTCGAGCCATGTGCCGATCACCCTCGCCGCTTCCCGGGTCACGTGTGCCTGCCATTCATCGTCGGTCATGGCGGTCAGCCGTTGAGCCACGACGGGCCAGACGGTGCCGGGGTCGAGGGCGGCGGCGGGGATACGGGCGCAGCTGCGGGTGCGGCAGGTGTCGGCTGAAACGACCATGGCTTGTCTGCGGCGGGCAGAGACGCGTTCCACGCCGGCGCCTGCAAGCTCGCGGCCGGCGCCTTGCGTGCCCGTGCCTTGACCGGTTCGGCGGCCACGGACTCGCCGCGCATGATGGCCGCGTAGGACGGCTCGCCCGGCACCACGACGTTGGCCAGCTTGTTGCCGTCTTTGTATTGAGGGTCCGAGGACGGCTCGACCATGATGCGCCCGGCGAACACGATGCCGTCGAGCTGTTTGAGCCCCTGGATGATCCGCTTCTGCTTGGCACCGGGCGTCTCGTCGCGCGGATCGAGGCCGAGTGCGCTGTCGATCATGGCGCGGAAGGTGGCCTTGGAAATGTTCCAGCCCTTGGACTGGCCCTTGTCGTCGAGCTTGCCGCCGGAGACCGTGAACATCTGCCAGAACTTGCGCCGGGCGAACGGACCCTCGACCACCGTGAACTCGCAGTCGAGCAGCTTGGCATCGCTCGACCGGGAGGCTTTGAGCAGGCCCGCATCCATCGCCGTGGCACCGTGAGCGCCGCCCGGGCGGAGGCCCATCCGCAGCTTGGCGAAGGTCCCGTCGGGGATCAGGTCACTGGTCGGCGTCATCTGCGGGCCGGCATCGTTCATGTCGTACATGGTCGTTCTCCTGTGTTGGAAAGGTCAGGCTGAAAAAGCGGTGGCAGCGGCGGCGGAGCCCAATGCGGGCCATGACGGCGGAGCCGTGCGGTTGATCTTGGCGAGCAGCGCGCCAAGGTCGGGGGCCTCGGTTACGTCGAGACGGCCGGAGCGGTCCTTGGCGGGCAGACCGAAGGGATTGCCGGCGCGGCACACCAGCCGGCGCTCGGTGGCACGTTCGTCGAGCACGAAGCCACCCTCGGCATCGCGCGCAAAGAGGTGCATGGAAATCACCTGGTCGACGATGCCGGGCAGTTCGCGCCCCGCCTTCGACCCTTCCATCTGCGGCTGCCAGGTGACGGCGTGGGATTCGTCGGTCACCTTCTCCAGCACGCCAACGAAGATCACTGTCTTGCCAGCAGCGTGCTGCAGATGTTTTAGCGCCTGGATCACTTCACGCCCCAGCAGGCCATAGGCGCCCCGCACATCCGGCTTGCCGGTCCGCTCGGAGAAGGCTTCCGGCTGCTGCTTGGCGTAGGCCATCGCTTGCCGGGTGAGGTCGGTGATCGAGTCGACGAACACGATCGACTTCGAGGCGAGGTACTCCTCGACGCCGGTGCCGGCGTACACACTGCGGGCATGCTGGTGGTGCTGGGCGCTGTACCAGGCATTCGGGTCGGCGGCCGGATCGGGCCCACCGATCAGCACGGCGAGGTCGCGAAAGTCCGAGAAGCTTCGGATCGGAATGCTGCCGCCCGGCCAATCCTGCACCGACTTCATGCCCGCCTCGAGATCGAGACAGACGGTGTCGGCGGGAGGCAACGACTTCAGCAAGAACGTCTTCCCCGACCCCGGAGGGCCGAAGATGGCGAGCGAGGTCTTGTTGGCCGCGGCGGAAAGCCTCTCGTCGGCTGTGATGATGCGTACTGGCACGTTGGGCTCCTGGTGGCCGGCAGCGGCCGGCGGTTGCGAATCGGTTCAGTGATGAGGGGCGGCGGGGCGTTGACCGGGCGCCGAAGGGATGCCTGCCTGTCCTCACGGATGGGGCCACCCCGCCGCCTTGCTTTGATCTAAGAGGGTGTCTCCTCGCCGAGGCTGAGCCGAAACGTCTGCTTGCCGGTCTTCACCGTGCGGGCAGGCGCGAAGGCGGCGCGGATGTTCTCGGGCCAGGCGGTGTACTTGCGCTCGGGCACTTTGATCGCGACGTCGACGTACTGGTTGGGGTCGTCGCCGGCGGCGCGGATGCGTTCGACCACGCCGGCGATGAGGGTCTGGTCCCAGTCGACCTTCTTCGGCAGGTCGGCCACGACGGTGACACCGTCCTGCTCGAACCGAATGGTGCCGGTGTCCTTGCTGGCCTCACGGCGCAGGGTCTGGGCATGGTCGGCGAAGCGCAGGGAAATCGCGCCGTCGATCCATTCCTTGAGCCGCTTGCTGGCTTCGAGCGCGGCGGCGGCATCTTCCTGCAGCAAGGCCAGATGCTCGGCGGGCAATGCGGCGACCTCGCCGACCGGCATCGTACGAATGGCGTCCAGGGTCGGACGATTGGACAGGTTCGACATCAGTCGTTCTCCGTGGGCATGAGCGTTGCGAGCGGAACCGGCGCCGCACTGGCGCGGGGCCGCACGATCGCGAGGTAGAGGAACTGGTCGGGCGCAAGGCGATGCTGCACGAGGTGCAGGAAGCCGCGCTGGGCGAGGTTTTGGGCACGGGCGCTCATGCGGTTCAGAACCGTGCGCTGGGCCTCGGGCATCGTCCGGCTCTGCGGTGCAAGGTCGACGGCGAGGAAACCCTGATGGTAGGCCAGAGTGTCGCCGGGCTTGCCTTGAACCACCCAGGCGCAGAACTGCACCTCGTCGAGCGCGGTGACCGCGCGGGCCGGGCCGCTCATCGCGGCCCCCGGCTCAGTACTGGCGCGAGGCCAGGTTTTCCGGGCAGGCGAACAAGCGTGATCTCGAAGGCCTGGATGTCTTCCAGGCGGTACACCACCCGGCCGCCGATCTTCAGGAAGGCAGGACCGGTTCCGTCATGACGCCAGCGCTCCAGCGTCCGGTGGCTGAGGCCCCAGCGCCGTCCGAGCAATTTGCTGCTGAGGCTTTCGATCTGATCCATCGACTCGATCCCGCTTCCATCTGTTGACGGAGAGAGGATCCAGCATCGAGGCGTGGGATGTCGTGTAGACTAGGTGGTGACCAAGGGTGGGAAGAAGGTGGGATCAGGAGGGGACAGAGGGGGACCAGAGTGGAACAAGCGTCCCACCCCTGTGGACAAGCCCCAAACCGGGTCGGCGCCGTGGCTATGTCAGGTTCAGGCAATTACCGTTCCCTTGAATCTCGGCGATGCTTGGAGCGTGCCCGAAGGCAGGCTCGCACCAACGAGCACCGAGACAAGGTTCCGCACCGTCCACAGGCCTGATCCGGGCAGTACTCCCGGTCGACGACAGTCAGCTATATGGAGATGCAAAACGCTATTAGCTGTTGATCATCGTTCTCGCCCCGGCGGCGCCCATCTTCGGCACCATGACGCCGGTCCTGCGGAACAGGCGGATGCGCCGACGCTCTGGCGCCGTCTCGATGAATCGATAGGCCCCCTTCCCGTCGGCCTGCACGAGTTGACGCCACACCGACCTGCGCTTGAACAAATCGGTAAGCCGCAACGTCGTCGACCCGACATCGCCCAGCAGTCTCTTGCCGTCACGCCATGGATCGTCCGCCTCACTTGCAAGTTTCAGGAGACGCAGCACGGCTGCCTGCTTCGGTCCGAAGCTATGCCATTGGCCGGCCACATGGACTTTGGTGAAGTCCTCATTGTGGGAGAATTCTGCGCTGGGTAGAGCGTCGAGCCCCGCCGCTGCGCCATGTTCGCGCTCGAAGCGGTCGCGCTCCTCCCGCGTCACAATCAAATCGTCACGGCGCACGACCATCGCCGGCACATCCGACCTGATGTGGAGGTAGGTGTTGGGCTGTTGGTTCCGAAACGCCCGAACCTCCACCTGCTCATCGCGGAAGATCGCCAGCAGGTTGCTGCGCAACAGCGGCTGCGGGCCGTTCAGGATCGGCAGGTCCTGCAGCAGGGGACCTTCACCCGCGCGATTGCCTTCCCAGCTGCCCATCTCCGCTGGCAGGTCGACCACAAACACCGAGAGCTGCAGCATCTCGTCCAGGGCGTAATCTTCGAGGTCGCTCGTGGCCAGCGACCAGCGTTTCGCAACCTCGGCGATGCGGAACCAACGCTTCTGCGGCAGTGGCATGTTCCCTCCTCCCCCTTGTGCCTTCACGTCAAGCTGACATGGCACGAAGATAGTCCCCCGGACCGTCGCCGCTCAGTGAACAAGGCCGTAGCGATGCAGCCGGTATTCGATGAATGTCGCGGAAACGCCGAACCGTTCGCCGAGATCGATCAACAGTCCCTCGACACGACTCGGATCACTCTTCTTGTCCAGGACCGGCTGGCTCTCGCCCGCGTCCCACAGCGCAAGTCCCAATGCGATCGAATGGCGGACCAGTTCGCGATGGAGCAGAAGCCGCGGCACCAGCAGGGCGCCCATAAACTCGTTGGCACGGAACTCGCGCCAGTCCATGCCATTGCGTCCACGCACCGCCGTTTCCAGGTGCCCTTCGTCCGGCGTCACCATCGCGAAAGCTGGCTTGCCCGCCTGGCGCAGCATCGACGGGCCATCGAACACGGCATGACCGAGCTCATGTGCCAGCGTCGATCGTTTGAGGTAGTCCCGGTCAGCAATCAGCTCGGCGTTCAGGCTGATCAGCACGATGCCGGGCACGGCCGGATCTGCTTCCGTCACGCCAAGGGCTTCACGACCACGACCGTCACGGATGCTGCGATCGAAATCCCAGTGCGCCGCGATAGTCATGCCGTTCACCCGCATGCCCGCGCTCGCGCGCGTCAACCGATCGAGGTCGAGACAGGGCAACTGAGGCCGCCGCGTGAGTTGGCGGCGTACCTGATCGGCGACGCCCCAGATCTCCTGTGCCTTCATCGGCCGCGGTTCCTTGCTCGCGCCGACATAGGGGTAGGCAATCTCCAAGGTCATCGCGACCTCCCCGTCGACTGTTGCCGGTACACCGCGATGACGTCCTCGGTGCGGGCGCGAAGATCGGGCGGCAGACGCCGGGCCGCCGCGAAGACGTCGTCGACCGGCAGTGCGAGCGCCCGCGCCAGCGCCTTCATCAGCCGATCCGACGGGGGCTTCTCCCGTTCGCGCTCGATGCGCGACAGATAGGGAATGGAAACATCGACACGCCGGGCCAGTTCGGTGAGCGTCATCTCCCGCTCCTCGCGCTCGCGGCGGATAAATCGACCAAAGGCCACAGGCTTTCCTCCTGGCTGGCAGTTTTGCGCAAACCGGTCATACGGCGACTTGTGATCGTCGCATGTTCCCTATATGTTCTCGTTGGTTCGGAGTCGAATCGATTCGTCAAATGAGCCCCAAATGGCCGACCAGATCGTCATCACGGAGAAGACCAGCCAGGCGAAGGATGTTCGTGCGGCGGTCGGCGCCCGCTATGGCACCATCCTTCCGGCCGAAGGCCATTTGATCGACCTGCAGGAACCGGAGGATGCAGATCCCGCGTGGAAGCGCTGGTCTGCCATCCTGCTGAAGCCCGAAGGGCTGTACGGCACACGCCCTGCGGTGGGCGGCAACAAGGCTGCCAAGCTTGCGGCCATACGGGAGGCGTTACGCTCGGCAAAGCGGGTGTGGCTGGCGACGGACTGCGATCGCGAGGGTCAGTTGATCGGCCAGGAGATCCTCGAACATTATAAGTATCGCGGCGAGGTGATGCGGGTCCTGTTCACGGCGCAGGACTCCCAGACCATCCGCAATGCTTTTAGTCAGGCAAAGCCCAATTCCGAGTATGCCCGGCTGTACGCCGCCGCCGTCGCGCGCCGGCAGGCTGATCAGATTTACAATCTCTCCCTCACCCGCACCGCGACCGTGATCCTGGGACAGGGCTCCAGAGGCGTGATCGGCGTGGGCCGCGTAAAGACGCCGACTCTGGCGATCGTTTGTAAGCGCGAGCTCGAGATCAGGAACTTCGTGCCGGTGACGTATTTTGAAGTGGTCGCCACGGCAAAGGTCGCGAGCGGCGAGTTCAAGATGCGGTACGCACCGCAAGACCGCATCCTGAAGAAGGAGGCCGCCGACACCGTCGCATCAGCAGCCCAGGGCTTCGAGGGTCCGCTCGCCGTGAAAGTCGAGGACAAGAAGCAAAGCCCGCCCAAGCTGCATGATCTCCCCTCACTGCAGAAACTCTGTTCGTCACGGTTCGGCTGGTCGGCAGCGAAGACGCTGGAGGTCGCGCAGGAGCTCTATGATGGTCAGGGCAAGAAGATCATCACCTATCCCCGTGCCGAGGTGCGCTACCTGCCGGAGAGCCTGATCGCCGACGTGCCCAAGGTCGTGGCCGGCCTTCAGGTCGGCCAATCATTTAAGGCCATTCCCGTACCCGATCCGCCGATTATCCGTCGCGGTGCGAGCGGATCGTTCTATGAGAAGGGCCTTGAGGGCGCCAGCCATCACGCCGTCATCCCCAACGTCAACACGGTCGACACTCTCCGCGAGGTCTGGCCGCGGCTTTCGATCGACGAGAAGAAGCTGTTCGACGTCATCGCACGAGCCTATCTCGCCGCCCTGATGCCCGACTTCCGTTACCGCCAGACAACCGCGACGCTCGACGTAAAGGGCTTCCCGTTCAAGGCTATTGGTCGCCAGCCCATTGATCTCGGGTGGCGCGCGGCATTCCCGGAATGGCAGCCGGCCGACGAGAAGGGCGATGGCGGGCAACTGCTTCCCGCGATGCGCGACGGCGAGACCGCACGACTGCACGATCCGACCGTCGAGACCAAGGAGACCAAGCCCCCTTCCCGCTACAACGAGGGCACGCTGATCGAGGCGATGCAGAATGCCTGGCGGTTCGTGGATGACGAGGTTCTGCGGGATCGCCTGAAGGAGGCCAAGGGCATCGGCACGCCAGCAACCCGCGCCGAGATCATCGGCGGGCTGAAGAGGCAGGATTTTCTGGTCGCCCAAGGCAAGAACATTGTCCCGACCGACACCGGACTAAAGCTGTTCGGCGTCCTGAAGGAGGCCGACCCCGCTCTGGTCGACCCGGGCGTGACGGCGCAGCTCGAATGCCTCTTGGACGATGTGGTCGTGGGCAAGCAGGAGATGGTGGGCGCCATCGATGCTGTATGTGACGTCGCGTTGCGCATCATTGGTAAGCTGAAGGACGGTTCTTCCACCGCAAGGGCGCCGTTGCTCGGCTCGGGTTGCGGCGGCGCGGGCGGCGATCGTTCACCCACGCCTGCCATGAAGCGGTTTGTCGATATCCTCGCTCGTCAGAAACGCATCAGGCTCCCGGCCGGCTATGGCACATCCGGATCCATCTGCCGTGCGTTCCTCGAGCAACATGCCCCCAGGAAGGCCGGTGGGGAGACTGCAGCAGCACCTGCTTCCAGGGCCACAAGCCCCGCTCAAGACTCAGGAGCCGAGGGCATTCAACCCGCCCGCAAACGCCGCCGGGCCACGGGCACGACAGCCCCTGCCCCATCGCCCCCCAAAGCGGCGCGGGCCAAGAAGCCCCGAAAACCGGCGTTCGGCAACCCACCGGTAAAAGCGCCCGGCCTTCACCTGCGTGATGTCGGCCGCAACACCCCGCTCAGAATCCCCTACGGCAACAAGGAGGTCGCGCAAAAACTCGGGGCTCGCTACGGCGCCGATGGCTGGTACGCGCCTCCCGGTGTCGATCTTTCCGCCTTCAAGGAAAACGGCTGGCTATAAGTTCCTGGCGTCTGCTTCCACATTGGGATCGACCGGTCGAAAGTCGACACTCCGGTGCGGCGGCAAGAAGTGATGACATCGCGACCGACCCGGAGCAGTGACGCGTGACCCACTACGTCGTGTTCGACCTCGAAACCGTCCCCGACCTGGTGATCGCCCGGAGGTTCCTTCGCCTCGAAGCCACGGTTCCCGACGACGCCGTGCGCCGTGCCATTGCAGAAAAGTATGCGCGCCCGGATCAGGATCCCGCCGAGGTATTCCTGAAGGCGCCCTTCCATCGAGTGGTCTGCATCGGCGCCGTGTTTGCCGAACGTGACCATGACGGGCCGTTCACGGTGCGCAGCCTCGGCGCGCGCCACATCGGCGACAAGGACGAAGCCAGGCTGATCGGCGACTTCATGGCGAGCTTGCCGCAGGAGCATGGCGGCAAAGGTCCTGTCCTCGTCAGCTTCAACGGCGGCGGCTTCGACCTGCCGATCCTGCGCTACCGGGCGCTCGCTCAGAGGCTATCCGTGCCGTCGATGTTCCGTGGGAGCGGCCGCGATTATTGGTATCGCTTCGGCTGGGATCACATCGATCTGTGCGACATGCTCTCCGGGTTCGGAGCCTCCGCGCGGCCAAGCCTGAACGAAATGGCTGCCCTCCTCGATGTTCCAGCAAAGCTCGACGGGATGGACGGCTCGAAGGTCGAGGCCTTCGCGGCCGCCGGACGCCTCGACGACATTGCCAGCTATTGCCTCGGTGACGTCATCACGACCTTCCGGCTTCTGCTTCGGTTTGCACTCGTCCGCGGTGAAATCGACGAAGGGATGCTGGCGCGATCCGAAGAGTCGCTGGAGGAAGCGATCGAGCGGCAGGCGAAGCATCGGCCCCTGCTGTCGGCGATGCGACAACCGTCGTCGACGCCGGAGGCTGGCGACCCGTCGTGATGTCGACGCTGGTCCGTCCCCATGGGCCCTGCGCGAAGCGATCGCTGTCGTTGCTTTGGTTCGTCCTGCTCGCCCTGATCAGTTTGCCTGCACAGGCGGGAGAACCGATCGTGGGGACAGCGTCCGTCATCGACGGCGACACGATCGAGATCCACGGCACACGCATTCGCCTGCACGGCATCGACGCTCCCGAGAGCCGACAGGAATGCGCCCGGCCGGACGGCACTTCATGGCGCTGCGGACAACAGGCCGCACTCGCGCTGTCGGACCGTATCGGCCGCTCGACCGTGGACTGCAAGCCGCATAGTCGCGATCGCTACGGACGCACCATCGCCATCTGTTTCAAGGGAACGGAAGACCTCAATCGCTGGATGGTCGCCAGCGGCTGGGCCGTGGCCTACCGCAAGTACGCGCTCGACTATGTGGTCGACGAGGAACAGGCCCGTCTGGCCAAGGTCGGACTATGGGCGGGCACCTTCGACATGCCATGGGATTGGCGGCAGCAGCAGCAACGCCGGTGAAGGCCTAACATGTTGCCGAGCTTGCCGTAGGATAGACAACATGGGCCTGAGACTTCTGAAGACGACGCTGTTCGCCCTCCTCGCGCTGGTGGTCGGCTACGCCGCTGCGCTCGGGATCGGCCTGGTCGCGTTCGACGTCTTCGAGGTCTCGCAGCGCGAAGGTGCCAATGCGATGGCACTGGCGTTCGTCATCTGCCCGTTCGTAGCGGTACTAAGCGCCGTCGTCGCAGCAATGTGGTATTGGATCGCTTCCGGTAGGCGCGCCTCGACGCCGAACCCCACCGCCAGGGCGGCACCCCGCGGCAGCGCTGCGCGTGTTACTGCTATCGCTGTCTCTGTCGTCATCGGATGGCTCGCCGGCACTCTACTGCAATGGGTGTTGGCGGGCCGGTCCTACGAGACCTTCGTCGTCGCGCTCGCAGTGTCCATGGCGCCTTGGATCGGCGTGATCGTCCTTGGTGGCATCACATGGCGGCTGACACGCC